ATTTAGTGAAAATAAACCTTGTTTTTTGTCTAAAAATCTATCTTAGCGCGTAGGGTGTCTATAAGCCCGCCTACGGCGTCGAGCTTTTTGCATGGGTGGTTACTCTCGCAAGTCGAGAAAATGCCTTGTGATTGAAGCGTAAATAATTGATTGTTAACGACTTAGGACAGCGTCGCGACCGACCCCCTCAAAATGATAGTGGAGTGACGAAGGAACGGAACGACCATAACCCTGCGCGAAGCGCCTATTTAAGCCCCTGCGGGAAAAATTTTTTAGGCGGTGATAGTCGTTTTTTCTTGCCGCCCTGCCGACCCTTCCTCAGTATAGTTTTAAGGTTGGTCGCAATTCCGCCGCCGCCTTATTATTATATTATGACCGACAAAAAAAGACCAACTTGGGGCGAGGCAATAGCCGCCGCCGCCGCTAATAACGAAGACCAAAACCCGAAACTCTGCGCCGCCCGCGCATCTTGTGCCGCGTCCCTACTTGCTAACTCACTGCGCGAAATGTTCGACGCCATCGAGGACGCCGATTTATCGAGCGGCACAAAAGCCGACTTGGCACGGCTTGCCTACGATTTGAGCGAGTTTGGCAACGACGGCGTCTATCTGGCGGAAAGGTTCGACTATGAGTAGTAATCAACCTTGGGCGGTGAAGACCGCGAAAGCGGGCGGCGGTTCGCGTCTGTATTATTGCGCGAGTCTTGATGATGCGGAAGCGCTTGTGATTCTGACGCTAGACGCTGAACGCACGCTTGAGAATTATCTACACGCGGTTGATACGGTGAGCGTCTTACATGATGAGTGCGGCACAGGTTGTTACGTGTTAGAGAAAGGGCGAGCCTCTCGCATCTGGGCGCGTTCTCTAATAGCTGAGGAGGTGTCGCTATGAGCTAGCCGCCGCCGAACCTTCTGGGGCGTTCGTTTAACCGCGGGCGCCTTTTTTGTGCCTGTTGCTCCCATCTCAGCCCCTCAAAATGATAGTGGAGCGAAGCGGAACGACCACTACAAACGCGAAGCGCTATTGAAAGCCTCGCGGCGCTTGAGCCTCTGAAAGGCATTGCGCGAGTCTACGAGCGGACGATACGAGGCGTCGCCGATTGAGACGAGCCGCGGACGAGAGCCGTAGAGAGCGACGAAGGAGCGGAGCAGAAAAATTTTTTCGGGCGTGTGTAGTGAGCGGCGGTGATAGTGCGACGCGGTGCGGATTGCAAAAAACATCTGCACAATGCCAAACGTCCAAACATCTGCGGGCGTTCGGTGTGCCTGTGGCGTGGCTTGTGCTTGTCGAGGTGCGCTCCACTCTGTCGGCGTGGCGCTGACCCTTATTTTCTGGGGCGAATCGCTAGGCTGTGGCAATTCGTTCGACAATTTGCGGCGCTATGCGGCTTTCTCGTTTCTGGGGTATGCCAAGGGGTCGCGTGCGCGTGTCATGCTAACAATACCCTTTCACATTTTTTCACCAAAACTACTCTTCTAGCTCATCAATCAACGGAAAGACAATAGTCCAATTAACCTTCTCTCCGCCTAAGCCTAATATGTTATAATCAACATACTCTACGGCTTCTTCAAAAGACATTCCTTCGTCATAATAGTGTCTACAGAGCAACGAATAGCTATACACTAAGTAACCATCAGGGTCAGTCCCTATGATGCAACCATTTAGTCCATCTAGCTTACTTGCGTCTTCTGCAATCATTCTGTTAAGCCCGCCCTAAGGGTTTAGCCAAAGGACGGACAACACATATTATTATATTACACCATGATGAACAAACAACGGTTCAACATTGGTAAAAGTTATTCTTCCTCGTCGTCTTCTTCATCCCATACAATCTCATAGTCGCTGTCAACTTCTATCTCATTTTCAATGACATTTAATCCATGTCGGAGTAGACCTTGGGCGGCATATTTGGAGTCGTAGGCAATCATAGCTGTCTGAGGGTTCTCAGGGTCAACCGTCAGGATAACATAGTTATTCATATGTTCGCCTAAAATTGCAGAAGCTTGTTCTAAAGGGTGTAAATGCATTTGACAGGGGTTAAAAGGGGTTATTATAATCGTTCCTATTAGGAGCGCACTAGTATAGCTAAGGTTATTTATTCTTTAATAATAATAATAATCATCAACCTTAGTTACTTGAGCGCGCTTATAGTTATTCCTAGTTCTTTCAACCCTACCATATATCGCGCTTATCTAAATCATCCTCATAGAGCTTGATTGTTTTACCCCATAATAGGCGTCAGCAAACCTATCTAGCTCTTGTTTTAGGAGTTGTTCTTTTCTATCGACGATATTGCGATTAGCATCCTGAGCCATTTGTTCTACCCAATAATTCACCGCGATACTGAGGGCGTCTAGCCTATCGTCGTGTGTTAGGGCGCCTCTGTTTTTTGTTATACGAGACATCTGGTATATCAGTTGATACTTCAGTTGGGACTCTGCGGGGTAGCCTTGAGCGCTATCGTAGTCGTTCTTAATGACCTTAGGGCTGAGAATGAGCCTGTGTTGGTTCATAATAGGCTCTAGGGTATCTATGATACGCTTCTCTTTTTGAATGTTGTGGCGTACCTCTTCGATGGAACAGGGGTGAATCTTAAATAATATAGGCTTCAATAGCTCAACAAACATACCATCGCCGAAGTTAGACTCGACAATAATAGTGTTAACATTGTTTTCCTTGGCTTTGTAGCAGAGCGCCTTGAGTGTCTCGTCAGAGTAGCCACCTTGGATACCTCCTGCGTCAGGGACGAAGAGATTACCGTTCAGCATCTTTACTATAGCGTAACCCGTCTCATCCTTACCGCGCCCTGAGGGGTCGATAGACATAACAGAGCCTGTGTAGGGTATCATATCGCCTATGAGTTGCATCGGGCGGTAGAACCTGTCGCCTGTCATAGCAACATTAGGAACCGAGGAGTCCCACTCTAGGTGCGGAGATTGCGCCCATACGAGCTTTTCAGGAGCGACCGAGGGGTCTATGTCCATTACTAGGAGTTCGGACGTTTTAAGGGGGAATCTGTCCATGTCTGACAGCCTAGTGTCGAGCATGAATTGCATAGCGAACCCTGAGCGCCCATAGGACACCTCTCGTTCAGCTAAATCTATGTCTGTGAATCTTGTAGGCTCTGTAGACGTACTCTTCTTCTCAGAATCGACGCAGAATGGGCTAATATTGCCATCGTAGGTCTTTTCGTTGGTCTTTTGGTCTACGTACTTGCAAGTCCATATGCGCGTCTTGTAGCCTCTCTCAGCGAGCTTACCATAAATAGTGTCTTCGCATTGGGGTGTGCCTAGGAATAGTATCCTTGAGTTGTCCTCAGGTTTGATGATGGAGTCGAACTCCTTGACCTGCTCTGAGAGCTTGTCGCGCATCCCTTGGGTCTGCGAGTTGTTCGGGACTTCGACGTCATCAGCAACGATAATATCGGCACGGGAGCCTGTTAGTTGCGATGTGATTCCCAACGACTTAACGGATGGCGCATGGGATGCGGGGGCAAGTCCGACGTCGAAGGAGATTTTAGAGAATCTTTGCTTATCGCTAGGTTTGAGGTGAGCGAGAATAGGTAACTCATGGATGAGTCTAAGAGTAAAAGTAGAGAAATCATCTGCTCTTGTTTTTGAAGCAGAGATGACAAGTATGTTTTTTCTAGGGTCGAGGAGGAGTTGGTGGACAACGAACGCAGAGCAAATCCAACTTTTACCGACTCCTCTAAAGCCCTCGATAATAGCTCGTTTGTCTCCTCTTTGCATGTATTCAGCGATTTCATATTGAATAGGGGTTGGTTCAGGTAGGTTTAGTTCGCTCCATACTATATATAGGAAGTTACGAAAGTCCTTTAGTTTGTCGGGGATTTCCACTATTTGTTTCTACCACGGTTCTTTTTCTTTGATTGTATTCGGAGGTTAGACCTAGAGTTATTCAAAGGGTTTCTGTCCTTGTGGTCAACGTCTTTTCCCTTTAAGGCGGCTTTACCGTATCTTTTCACGGCGAGTTTACGAGCTTTATTTCGTCCTGCTCTTCGTTTCTTCTGTGAAGGTTTGCCGTGGTAGCGGTTATATTCCGCCTTGTAGTTACGTGATTTAGCCATTTAGTGCGCGGTCGGTTACATCGTCGAAGGGTAGGTTCTCTACAATCTTCAACATAGGGTTGTCGTTCTTGATTTGAGCGTGGACACCATTGTCCTTGAGTAGCTGTCGGGCAGCATTGAGGTCACTAGGTGTAGCCTCCCCACTCTGTATTCGACGAATAAATTCATCAATCAAGAGGTCTTGCATTCCGTGTAGCTTGTCTGTTTTATCAGCCATAGGTTATTTCTCGTTTCTTTTATTATGAAAATCAAAAAGGATTTTTACCTTGTCACTTAAACTTTCGAGGTTGTAGTGCATCCTTGATAAGACGATAACAATAGTTATAAAGCCGACGACTACAGACCATAAGGTAGGTAGCCATTCACTCATCTTTATCTTTAAGCTCCTTTAAGATTTTGATTATTAAATATGCGAATGACGTTAAGCCAACTAGTATGGCTACGAGCGCATTCACGTCCGATAGGGTTAACGTCCCAATGATTCCTAAGAAGCCTACGAGGGACGGAGTGTGTTCTGATTGCATGATTTTATGAAGAAGCTCCTAAACGAATAAATGTAAAAGATGTTTTATTCATATCTGTATTACCAATAACTGTACTTACAGAATTACCCATACCACTTGTTTTAAATTTCATTCTAAAATTTGTAGTGTCAGTTACATTAATAAAAACCTGACCAAAAACTGTTCCTCTAACATATTCAGTACCAAAATATCCAATGTCATTACTACTTGTTGTTATGTAAGTACTTCCCCCATCTGTAGATACCTGATGTAAAACTTCCAAACCATCAAACTTTGCTTGGAAAAATGTTTGTACTAAAACAGAATATAGTCCAGTAGAAGGAAAAGTAAAAATACCATTACTTAATGACATTCCATTTCCAATTTTTGCAAAAGTTGGATTATCTACTCTTTCAAGATTAGTTGTTATATCAGCATTAGTATTTGTAATAGTAGCAGTTAATCTAAATTGGTCAGCATCTGTAATACCACTAGAAATCGTAGTGCTACCACCTAAGGGGACTGCACTTCCGTTGATTGTCACAGAACTATTCTCAAGTTTACTGTTAGGGATTGTAGGTACTTGACCAACAGGTAGTTCACCTGTGATTTGGCTAGCAGGCAAGTCGCCCTCTAGCATTCGGGTGTTGGCTTTTGTTAAACTC